GGCCGGCCGGCTTCAAAAATCCCGCGCGACCCCGCCCCTATGGGGGTCGCCAGACACACACACCTGGCTTTCTGTCCCTGCCTGACTGAACACCCTCCCGGCCGAAATAAATTGTCTGGAGACCGGACGGGCGCGGGCGCGGGGATCGGTCGCCAAACAGGGACAGGGTCATGGGTCTGGACTTCCGCCATTATGAACCACCGGGGCCGGTGGGTGCCGCCTTCATCAAGTCACGCGGCCCGATCGATCTGATCATGGGGCCGGGCGGTTCCGGCAAGACCGTGGCGAGCGTGATCAAGGGGCCGCGCCATGCGGCATCCTATGCCCCGGTTGGCCGCGATGGCTGGGTGAGGGTCAAGACGCTTTGCGTCCGTGACACCTACCGCTCTTTCGCGGCAACCGCGCTTCAATCCTGGTATGAGCTTTTCCCGGAAAAGCATCCCTGGACCTATACCCACGAAGGCGGCCAGGACAGGCCGGTCAAGCATGTGCTCCGATGGCAGGCCCGGCGGGGCAGCGACCTGGTGAATATCGAATACACGATGGAGACCGGGGCCATCGGCGACAATAACCTCGAGGCCTTTTTCAAGGGATACGAAGTCACCTATGGCTGGATGAACGAATGCGACATCCTGCATGAAAAAGTTCCCGGGCTTCTGTTCCAGCGAACGGGCCGTTTTCCGCCTGTCCAGGATCTCGCCCCATCCGAAGTCGAACGGGTCTCCCGCCAGGGCCGGGCCTCCATGGAGATCATGGGTTTGAAGGTGGATCCTGACGAAGTGGTTCTGCCGCGCATTGTCTGGGGTGACTACAATCCTCCGGATCTCGACAATTGGGCCGTCCGGATCCCCATCGAGGAAAAGCGACCAGGCTTCAATCATTTCTGGCAGCCCGGCGGCCTCGATCCCCAGGCGGAAAACCGCAAGGGCAAACCGCGCTCTTCCTATGAACTTGAGCTTGCCACCACTTCCGACGAGCAACTTGCGCGGCGCATGATCCATGGCCAGCCCGGTTACGCCATCGATGGAAAGCCCGTCTATCCGGAATTCAATTTGCTGCGGCATCGAGCGGACGAGAGGCTGACGCCGCAACGCGCCTGGCCTCTGCATCTCGGTATTGACGGCGGCGGGTCGCCGGCCGCCGTGATCGTCCAGTTCGCCCCGGATGGTCAGTTGCTGATCCATGACGAAATCTGCGCAGAACCAGGCACCGGCCCCTCGCGCTTTTCCGAAATGCTCGTCGAGCTGCTGATTGCGCGCTATCCCGGTTTTGCGATCCGTTCCGTCTGGGGGGATCCGGCGAACTTCTATTCGCCCGATACACAGGCCGGCGAACTGAGTTTCATGATGATCATCCAGCAGGCCTTGGGTGTGCCGGTCTATCCGGCGCCCTCAAACGAGCCGGCACTTCGCCAGGAGGCTGTGCGCTGGTATCTTGGCAGGCCGATCGATGGGAACAAGGAACGCTTGACCATAGATCCGGCGTGCCGGATCCTGATCGGCGGCTTTGCGTCTCACTACAAATTGACAAAACAGGCGACGGCTTCAGGGACAGACAAGCTTGCCGTTGCCAAGAACAAATATTCCCATCCCCACGATGCGCTTCAATATGTCTGCCTGGGGCACCGTGGCAGCGCCGGGGTCATGAGTGATGCCGCGCAAATGGGCCGTGCGGGTAACGTCGTCAGCATGCAACGCCGCAAGGCGACGCCGGCCAGTCGAACGGATTTCGACGTATGGAACGTGTAGAAACCGGGCAAGCAAGCCTCGATGACCTGCTCGAGCTGGGCGGAACGCGGTCCATGGCGCGGAAGGCTTTTCTCTGGATGTCCTTTGTTGGCGACACGATTGCGTTCAAGGCCGGTCAAGACCTTCTCGGAATTGCATTCTTCGTGCCGGACCGGGCCGGTGACATCGAGCTTTGCATGACGTTCCGGCCCAAGGCGCGAGTTTTCATGCTGCCCATCATCCACGTCGCCCATTTAACGCTCGACGCCATCGCCGAGACTGGAGCCACGGTATTTTGCCATGTGATGGCCGGCAACCGGTCGGGCGAGCGCCTGGCGAAAATGACCGGCTTTGCACCGATACTCGAAACGCGATGGGAGCGGCAGCCTCATGTCCGGACTTATGAAGGCGATCTTCGGCGACAACTCGGCAGCCAAGGCGGCGCAGGAAGCCAAGCAGATACAGGCCGTGGCCAATGACCGGCAGTTGGCTGAACTGCAGCGCCAGGAGAATGCGACTGCAGCGACGCGCCGCGCGCCGCGCGGTCAACGGCTTTTTGAAGATGGCCCGGCCCTGGCCACCAGGAAGCTTGGTTGATGGGCATCGATCTCAGCAAGATCCGGAAGAGATCGGAGAAGGCCTGGCAGGCTCGTGCACCCTGGGATGCCCTTTACCAGGAGGCCTATGATTTCGTTCTGCCGATGCGACGGCCTGGCGGAGCGGGCAAGCGCAAGACTGCTCCGGATCGCCTGTTCGATATGACAGCGCCAATGAGCGCCATGTATTTCGCGGGTTCCCTGCAGCGCGATCTGTTTCCGGCTGGACAGCCAACTTTTGTGCTTGAGGCCGGCCCGATCGCCGCGCAGGCGCTGTCGGAAGAGGACCGAAAGAAGTTCGACCGGGAATTGGAGAAGGTGGCCACGCTGATCCATCCGTTTTTTTTGTCCGGCGATTGGGACACAGCGGTCCATGAAATGTGCATCGATCTGGCCATGGGCACCGGCGCCATCATACCCCTCAAAGGCGACCCGAAAACCCCGGTCCATTTTGCATGTGTGCCATTCGATCAGCTCGCCATTTCGGTCGATGCCTATGGCCGGGTGAACCATGTCTCATGGAAGCAGATGTTCGAGCGGGAACAGTTGATCGGCGCATTTCCGAAAGGCAAATGGCCGAACGACTACGAGAAAAAGGCCGAAACCCATCCCACCCAGGAGGTGGAACTGTTCCAGGATTTCTGGGCGGATCCGCAAGACCGGGGATGGCACTATTGCAGCTATGTCAAGGAAAGCGCCGAGCCGATCGTCCAAGAGCGCACACGCGCACAGCCGATCGCCGTGCCACGCTATTATCGCGTTCCCGGCGAGGCTTACGGCCGTGGCGTGATCCTCACCGCGCTGCCGTCGATCAAGACCCTCAACAAAGCACAGGAGCTTTCGCTCAAATCGGCCGCGATCAATCTGCTTGGCATCTGGGGCTATCGCTCGGGCGGCACCTTCAACCCGGACACGGTCCGCCTCGGTCCCGGCGAATTCTGGGCGATGCAATCGACCGGCGGCGCTCTGGGTGCCGATGTGCAAAGGCTGGACCCGGCTTCGGCGCGCTTCGATGTCGCCAAGATGCTGATCGGCGACCTGCAGCAGCAGATCAAGCAGGCAATGTTCGACACCCGCCTGCCGGAATATCAGGGCACGCCGCGCTCTGCTTCCGAAATTGCCGGACGACTTCGGCAGAAGGCCGATGTCCATATCGGCGCCTTCGGCCGCCTGGTCAATGAGCTGATGCCGGTGATCGTGCCGCGCGTGGCCGAGATCCTGTTCGAGGGCGGATATCTCGCTGCCCAGCCGCTCGACATCGACCAATTGCTGGTCTCGATCAAGGTGCGCTCGCCCATGGCGGCTGCGCTCAATGCCGATCGCCTCGCCTCCATCACCAATTACCTCGAGATGGTGGCGTCGCTCGCCGGTCCCCAATCGCTTCGCCTCTATGCCAACATGGAAAAGGTGATGGAGCGCATCGCCAGCGGCCTGCAGATCGACAAGGATCTGATCCCGACCGATGAAGACAGAAAGAGGCTGCAGCAGGAGATCGCGCAGGCCCAGGAGCAACAAGTCGCCCTGATGGCCGCTCAGGAAGGTGCCAAGCAGGCGCCCGGCCTACTCGCCAAAGCGGTCGAGAACGAAGGAGCGCAATGATGGTTTCGGCAGCCCTTGCGCGCCGCCAGGCCCAGCCGCTTGATCTTCTGCAAGCCGCCGCTATGGGCGATGGCTGGGAAGGTCTCGAGGCATTTTTCCTGCCGCGGGGCGGTCGGCAAGAATTCGAACCCGACGATGAGCTGGCGGTTTTTGTCCATGGCCTTTCGAAGACCGTCAGCGGCCGCGAATTCATTGAATATCTGATGGATATCACCCTCCGCCTGCCGTTGCGCATCACCGGCTCCAGCATCGAACAGACCGCGCTTCAGGCCGCGACCCGTCAGGGGATCAATGGCGTGGGCGAGGTCATTCTTGCCCTGCTGGTGAAGGGGGAAAGGATTGCCAATGGTGGCAGGAACCAGAATGGAGCCGGAAAATGAACCTGTTTCAGAGACATCTCGTTCGCAATGCAGCCGGTGAAGGAGGCGCGGGCGGTGGCGCGCCAGGTGCTGCTCTTGCAGGACAAGGTGATCCTCCGGCGTCCAATTCTCCGCCGCCATCGGCAGGCGGGTCGCCACCGGCTGGCGCGGCGGCGATCCCGCCGGCGGAAACCTATCGTCCGGAGGGCGTGGTCGACAATCTGATCGGCAAATCCGATCGGGAAACCATGGACAATATGGCAAAGGCCTTGCGCGGCTATCGCGAAAGGGACAGCGCCAACGAGATCCCGAAAGATCCCTCCGCCTATTCCGCATTCCCCGACGATCTGCCCGAGACCGTCCGGCCTCACATTGCGACACTGACCAATGATCCGTTGTTTTCCCGCGTGGCGACGGCTGCCCACAAACTGGAGATATCGCCTGCAAAGTTCCAGCAGCTGATGACCGAAACCATGACGGTCGCCCATGAGATGGGAATCATGGAGCCGCCCATCGATGTCGAGGCCGAACGGGCGGCCCTGGTACCGGACAATGCCCGCCAATTGCCGCCGGCCGAGCAGGCCAGGGCGCGCAACCAGCGCATGAATGACAATTTTGCCTATCTCGACCAGCTTGCCGCGCGCGGCGCAAATCAGGGCGGGCTCGACAAGGAGACGGTCAATTTCGCCAAGGCGATGCTGGGCGACAGCGCCAAGGGACATGTGTTCATCGAATTCCTGCGGGGGCAGATGAGTCCTGGAAAGGGCGCTGTCGTCAATCCGGGCGCAACCTCCGGCAACGATCCGCGCGCCGAGCTCGCCCGCCGCGCTGCCCTCCCGGAAAACATCTGGGGCAATCCGAAATTCGACAAGGCTTCCTATGACCAGCTCAAGGCCGATTACCAGAAGCTGATCCCCAATGAATGAAAGACGCATTTAACAGGCTCCTGCCGGTGGCAGGATGGCTGGCGACCGACGGAGCGACCTGGAATGGCGCGGCTATCCTTCACAGGACCCGCAGCCTGACTGGCTATCGCCCTCAGGTGATCTTTTCCAATCACGATCAACAAGAGGGTTTTCGAAATGGCTGGTGTATCCGCATGGTTTACCGAGCTGATCCGCGATCAGGTGCGGCAGCGTTATACGTCCAAGGGCGGCTTCCTCGACGGCACGATGATGCGCGGCGAAGGCGGGGCCGGGACGGTGAAGTTCCCGGTCTCGGGTGGCAAGATCGAAATGTATGAGCTCTCCGGCGCGATCCAGCCGGTTCCGCTGCAGAACATCAATCTCGACATGGTGACGCTGATCACCAAGGATTACGAAGCTTCGACCACATTCCGCATGCAAGATGAGCGGAAAATGGGGCCGTCGCTTCAGGCGGAACTGGCCGACAGTCTGGCGAGAGCCGTCCGCAAGCGCCGCGACAAGATGAAGCTCGATGCGCTCAATTCGTTCGTCCAGCTCGGCGCCAACCTTTCCGACGCTCCGAACGCAGTCACGACCATCGGCGACGGCACGGCCATCGTCGACCTCGTCGATGCCATCGAGGCGTCCGACCAGATCGCGGGCGCCGGCTCCGATGAAGAGCTCTATTGGGCAATCCCCTATGTCTGGATGTCGCAATTGATGATGTACAAGGAATTCGCCAGTGCGGATTACCAGGGCGACAACAGCCTGCCATTTGCCGTCAATTCGAAGATCCAGAAGAAGACCTTCCGGGGCATGCACATCTTCGCGATCCCGAACGAGCACTTCATCTATGGGACCGGCGCTTATAATCCGGCGACCGGAGGCTTCGATCCCAATGGCTATCTCGACACTTTCGCCTGGTCCATGAAGGCCGTCGGCTGCGAGATCGAATGGGATCAGGAGAACATGACCATCGATCCGTTGCCCGATTACGAAGGCACGCCGAAGATCTGCAAGGTGCAGCTCTCCGGCGCCGCCCTCGGCATTCTTCCGGAAGGGGTCAAGTGCATCCGCATGCAGGCGATCAACAAGGCGATCCGCATCTGATTCCGGACGCCGGCGGCCAGCCGCCGGCGTTCACATGCATGGCTTTCCAATCATCAGCCCAATGGGGGTTTTTATGGCACATGATCCAAGGCGGCTGCGCCGCTACAACTCCGTTACCATGGACGGCAACGTCCAGATCCACTGGTATAATTACGCGACGAATGCCTCGCTCGCCGAGATCCTGGCTCCCGGCTATTTCAACGCAAGCCGCGACTATCTGACCAAGGACAGCATTATCGACGTGGTCTGCGATGTGGGCGGCTTTCCGGCCCGGGTCGTGCTCCGTCTGACCGCGGTCGCATTGCCTGCGCCCAATGTCACGGTCGCGACCGATCCCGGCAACTGATCATCCCAGGGACTGCGCAGCCGGGAGATCCGGCTGCCGGTCTATCTTCGCATGGCTGCAGGTGGCAAATGACCATCGACAAGATCACGATCATCAATTGGGCTTTGACGGATCTCGGCGTCGGCGCTGTCTATTCCGTCGATGACGACAGCGATCTGTCTGTCAGCATCGAACATGTCTGGCAGCGGACAACCGACGAATGCTTCGCCATGCATGACTGGTCCTTCGCCC